TGGCAATTCTGCGGTGGCTTTGGGAACGACAGGTGTGGCGCTTGGAACGACGAGTGTGGCGCTAGGCACTACGGCTGTGGCGATTGGCACATCGGTACTCGCGGCTTCTCAGACTTTGGTGGCGATTGGCAACACGCTAGGCACGCTTGACGCGAGGATCGGGACGACCAGCTCCACGTTCGGCACGTCGGCGACTGACCCTGGCGACCTTTATGGGTACATGAAGCGCATTCAAGAGTTTTTGGAGGGCGACGCCACGTTCACCAAGTCGAGCGGGGCATGGGCAGTCAAGAGTCGTGGCGGTTCGCTATTGGCATCAAAAACGCTCACCAACACGTCAACGACGGTGACAAAGGACTGCCATGTCTGAAGAGGCGAGGCAGATTGCCAAATGCCCGATTTACCTAACGCACTTTACATGGATTAAGGACTTTGCAGCCGCTCGTAACTTTAATTTTAAGGACGTGAAGACTGACTATGTGATGTGGATGGACCTGGACGATCGGCTTTCGTCAAAGACCGAGTTCATCCGCTGGCGCGATAATGTGATGCAGCTAGCCGACTTTTGGATGAACCCTTACAACTATGCTCTTGATCCTGAGGGCAAGCCGGTTTGCGTCTTCATTCGCGAACGGGTGATTAAAACCTCTAAGAAGTTCACCTGGCAGTTTAAGATTCACGAGGGAATGATTGCCGATGAGCCAGTTCAAGCGCAGATGGTCAACAACTGGACCGTTGACCACCACCGCACGCCGAAGGACTACGAAAAGGACTTTACTCGCAATGTCTCGATGCTTGAAGAAATGGCAAAGCAAGAAGAGCTGCCGGTTCGCCTCAAGTTCTACTACGGCAAAGAGCTTTTTGACAAAGGGCGCCATCAAGAGGCGTACACTTGGCTAGACCAGGTCGTGGATGCGCCGAAGCTCGAGCATCACGATCGAGTGCTTTGTTTCGAGTACCTGATTCGCTCATGTTTGCATCGGTTTCACCAGGAGCAAGAATATAAACCCATCGCAGCCCAGGACCAGACGTTGTTGGCTAAGGGTCTGGCGCTAGCACTTCAAGGCGCGACATTGGAGCCGAACCGGGCTGAGTTCTGGTGTTTGGCTGGTGACGTGCTGATAAAGATGAATCGGTTTCAAGATGCGCTGCCCATGTATTCCGCGGCCACAAAGTGCTCAAAGAACAATACCAAGGGCTTTTTGTTTGTTTCGCACGCTGCCTATGAGCATGTGCCGAGGGATCAAATGGCCCGGCTTCAGTTTCAAATGGGCGACTTGGATGGGGCCATCGCTACGGCTAAAGAATCGTTTGAAAAGTTCCATCATGAAGAGACCGGCAAGATGCTGACCGAGATGCTCAACACCAAGGAAAAGATCAAAAAGTTTGAGGGCTTTAACAAGGTCCAAACGGACGAGGTGGTGTTCTCTTGCATTCCAAACTCGCATCCTTACCCGTTTGACGAGCAGGTTTATAAAGAAAAGGGGATTGGTGGATCCGAGACCGCCTTGGTCGAGGTGGCCAAATACCTAAAAACCATGCTCCCCAACCGAAGGATCATCGTTTTCAACACTCGCGACCATGCAAAGACATGCGAGAGTGGCGTTGAATACCTTCCGGCAAGCCAAATGCACGAATATTTCGGCAAGTACGAACCAGAAGTTCACTTCGCTTGGCGCCATAACGTCAAGCTCACCAATGCCCGGACCTATCTGTGGTGCCACGACCTTTTTACCCCGGGTGCCGAGGCGCACCAGAACTATATCAAGCACATTTGCTTGAGTGAGTTTCATAAAGAGTACGTCCAGGTTATCCAGGGCATTCCGGCCGACAAGATTCACGTCAGCCGAAACGGGGTCAATGCTTGGCGTTTTAAGACGACCAAGAAAAACCCCAACAAGATCGTATTTCCTTCGAGCCCAGACCGAGGGCTTGAATTTGCGATTTCGATTGTCGAGAAGGCGCGACGAATTACGGGTCAGCCGCTTGAGCTTCACGTTTACTATGGCATCGAGCACTTAGAAAAGTATGGACCACAAATGGCTGCGCTTGCCGAGCGATTGCGTGGCCTATTTGCCAAATACGATTGGGTCAAATACCACGGCAACGTGGATCAGCAAACGCTTGCTAACGAGATGTGCGAGGCGGTCGTTTGGCTTTATCCTGCCAACTTCATTGAAACATACTGCATCACGGCACTTGAGGCCATGTACGCTCATTGCTTTCCTTTGGCCCGTGAAATCGGAGCGTTACGCGATACACTTCGACCATTTCATGAAGCCGGGATGGCGCAGCTTTTGTTTCGCGATCCATTCACCGATGAGGACCAAGAGGTTTGGGCGAATGAGCTTGCGCGGATCTTAAAGAGCCAAGCCTGGACAAAGATCGACCTTGATGGGTTTGACTACTCGTGGGCTGGAGTGGCGCGCGACTTTGTAGAGCTCACTGGCCTTGTGACTCAAGCGCCGAGACCGCAACATGGGTACATTGGCCCACAACAAATGCGCATTTAAAGGGGGGTTTGGGTGCCCGAGAACGATGTTCTGGTCAATGGAATGGCCTTAAACGACGGCGGGCTCACCGAAACCAATACCATCAATGGTTATGGGCTTCACACGTTTGGGCTTCTTTGGGAGTGCGGGTCGTGGTGGTTTGGCCCATCCTACTCCAATGGCACCGACGATGCCATCACCACGACCTGGGCCTTGTTTGGCTTTTCAGGTTCGACCAGTTGGACTCCGTGTGGCTCAACTATCACGACAACGTGGACCGCCTACGACACAACTGACCAGGAGTGTGACCCGTGACATTTTTAGAGATGCAAACACTTGTTCTTTCGTGGCTTGATGATGTGGACGCGCAGTATTTCACGTCAACGCAAGTGAAGTTATGGCTCAACAACGCTCAAAAAGAGGCTCAAAAGCTGATCGAACAGGCCTTTGAGGGTCACTTTATCAAGTGCGTTGAGACTACGACGGTGATCGACCAGCGGGAATATGAGTTACCGAGCGACTTTCGTCGGCTTCATCGGTTGGAGCTGGTGTTGTCGGGCTCTTCGTTCGTCACGCAAGACACGTCACTATTGCAGAAAATAACCAGAAACCAGCAAGATGCTTTTGAGCGCAAGGGCACGCCGCAAGCCTATTACTTCAAGGGCACGCAAATCGTATTGGTGCCTGTGCCAGACTCAGCCAAAACCCTTCGCATGGAATATGCGTACCGCCTTGCTGATCTGACAGCTGACGCCGATGTGAGCGAGATCCCGATTCATTACCACGAATATTTGCCATTGTTAGCGACTAGGGACGGGCTTTTGAAGGATGGGCGAGACCCTGCGCCAATTATGGCCAAGATTGCCTCCTTTGAGGATCAGATCAAGAAGGATGCGGAACAGCGAAACGCCGACATGCCGCGCACCGTAGTGCAGACCATGTACGATGAATCAAACGATGAGTTTTGGTGATGCCATACGAGCCGTTACAGATTGAACTTTACCAGAATCTCGGCGGCATAAACGAGAAGGCTTCGGAGTACATCACGGGCGACGGGTTCTTTTTGAATTTAAGGAACTTTGGCTTCGAGCGTCCTGGTGCGCTTGTGAGCCGTCCAGGGACAACGGATCATATTTCGCTTGGCTTTGCTACCTTTTTGGCTCATCCGGCAGGGCTTGCCGAATATAACTACCTTTATCCGATTTCCTTGGCCGCATTTGCTCCATTTGCTGGGACTTCGATGGTGGTTTTTGATTCTGGTGACAAGCTCTACGCGCTGACCACAGCGCCCTATGTGGTCGCCACGTCGTTGACTGCAAATGCCACAACGGCTTTGCCGATCGATTTTACGGTGGCCAAAAACAAGCTGTATTTTGCCAATGGCCGCACCTTTCAGGAGCTTTCAGGCACGCTTTCAAGCTACTACACGTTGCCAGCGCCCACCGCCGCTCCTGTTAGTGCGACGTTTTTGAGTGCTACCACGGGTTCGGGCATGACCTTTGTGATTCCGTCTGGCACTTATGCCGTGACCTATTCTTGGGTGAGGACTTCTTATACCTACTTGGACGTCAACAACACCTACTTTTTAAGTGAACCTTACGCCGAGATCGGTCCGATGGGGCCGAGTGCAATTCTCTATTTCAGCGTGGCGGCGACCTTGACCACCAGCATCGGAGCTTTGCGAGTCACGCAATCTAACGTGGGTCCGTCTGGTTATGCTGGCGAATACATGATGTTGCACCTTTACACACCAGGGAGTTCAACTCCATCGAACCCGCCTGGTCTTGTGTCTCCGGGAACAATCGAGGTTGCATGGGCTAGCTTCACGCCATTGTCGCTCGAGCTTATTAACCATTTCACCTTAATCCCTCGCTTTTTGGACTACTACAAGAACATGCTTTTCATGGCTGGATTTTCCACAAATCCGAACGTGATCTGGCATAGCGAGGTTGGCAATGCTGAGCATGTCGAGCCGGAAAACTTCTTTGAGGTTCGCACTGACAATGGTGACCAAATCGTCGGCATGAAAGTCTGGCAGAACACGCTCGTCGTGTTTAAATCAAACTCTGTTCACGAGGTCAATGGCGACTCGCCGGACACCATTTCTTTGAAGGACGTAACTTTTGAATATGGGCTTGTGAACAACGAAGCGGCCGTGGTGTGGGAAAACAAACTTTGGTTCATTGATAAGCGCGGAATTTGTGAGTACAACGGCCCAAACACTTACATAGTAAGCGAGGCGGTGTCGCGCACATTTGCAACGCTCGACGTTTCTAAGGCCAAGGCATTCCATATCAAAAAGCGCAATGAGGTCTGGTTTTGTTTTGGATCGACATGCCTCGTTTACGACTATAACGCCAAAGGCTGGACCATTTACGACAACCTTGCCATTGAATACGGCAAGGGTGCGGAAATTCTAGAATATGGCGCCACCACGTCAGACTTGTCGTTCTTTATCGCTGGCACCAGTCACTACCCGCTTGTGAGATTTAAGGACGACGTGACAACCGACCGAGGAGTGGCCATCACGCTAATCTCGCAAGCGCCGTATTTCAAACGCATGGGTGATTCGACCCAAGAAATGTTTCGCAGGTACTATTTGGATGCGGATGTGCCGTCGGCAACGACCATCGCCCGGCTGAACTTAAAGCCTGACTACGGATCTTCGAACTATTATTCGACCACATTCTTCATTGATAAATTTCAAGTGCGCCGTGATTTTGGCGTATCTGCAAAGTCGTTAAGCCCTGAAATTGTCATTTCAGCATCGGCCAAAGTGACCATCAATGGCTACGCTCTTCACGCTCGCTACCTGAGGTCGGTCTAATGCCATACGATAAGCTAAAGCAGGAGCATTACCGAAACCTTGGCGGCATCAACACTCACGAATCAAAGTACCAAACCGGAGAGACTAAGTTTTTGGATCTTCGCAACTTCGGGTTTGAGCGTCCTGGGGCTTTGATTTCTCGTCCGGGCATTGAGCACCATTTGACGCTTAGCTTTGCCACGGCAAGCAACACGCCAAGGTCGCTTTTTCAGTACACCAAAAACTCAGGCGCTAGCTATCTCATCGCCGACAACTTCTCAACGCTCATGGCAAGCCCGGTTGGTGGATCGTTCGTTGGCATTTGGCCGGGTCTTACCCATACGGTTGGATCAAGTCCAGTGCCCTTTGATTTTGTGGTGTCGAGGGACATGCTTTATGCGGCCAACGGGCGGTACTTTGTTCGGTTCAATGGATCCGTCGCCATCAATTACAACCTGCCGGAGCCGTTTCCAATAACGCCGATTCTTGAGGTGGTTGGCGGTCTGACTTTCAACACGGCGTTGACCGATGGCTCAACGCAAATCATAGCATCGGGAACTTGGTCGATTGCCTATTGTGAGGTTCGTGGCTATACGACAGCCTACGACCAACCAAGCTACGGATTTTCCCTTTCCATCTTTTCAAAGATGGGCACGCCGAACCTTGCCACTAATTTCCTTCGCGCTTTTGCTAATGTTGGGGCAACAGTGGTCAGCCGTGGACGCTGGCAACTTTGCAACATCACCGTGCAGCCATTTTATGGCATTTCGGCGGTGTCTGGCTATTTGAACGGACCGCCATTTGGCACCACGATTTTCTACTCTTTAACAACGGCTCCTCTGTATGCGACCAATGCTGCGGTCTTTGCTGAGTTTGACCACACGACCGCAAGCGTTCCGATTGATGATTCACGGGTGAGCTTTAGCGCCATTCCGCGCTTCCTTGAGCTTTTCAACAATCGCCTTATCATGGCTGGCTCGTCGAGCGCGCCGTCTACGATTTATTATTCAGAACCAGGTGATCCAGAGAACGTCCAGCCAGACAATTTCTTTGAGGTCCGCACTGGTGACGGTGACGACATTCAAGGTCTTGCGGTGTTTCAAGATGCGCTGTTGGCCATGAAAAAGAACTCGATTTTTGAGTTTAGCGGCACGGCACCTGAGAACTTTCAGCTTCGCGAGTTGACCAACGAGTACGGCATCGTCAATGATCGGGCCTGGGTGGTCTTTGAGAACAATTTTTGGTTTATGGATCGCTCAGGCATCATTCAGTACGACGGGTCGAACTTTAAACGAGTAAGCGAGCCAGTCGCTTCAATCCTGGCCACGATGGACATTTTTAAAGCCTACGCTGTCCATATCAAAAAGCGCCGAGAGGTTTGGTTCTGCGCCTCTGAGACGTGCGTGGTTTGGAACTACGACGTGCAAGCCTGGACGTGTTACGACCGGCTTGGCATCTCGGCCGAGACTGGCCCAGCCCTTATCAATTACGGCTCGACTAGAACGGATTTGAGCTACTGGCGACAAGGCGCGTCGTTTCAAGAGCTTGTGCGCTTCAATGATTCAGTTTTTACGGACCTTGGCTCGGACGTGACGTTAATTCACCAGACGAGGTTCCACAAGCGGCTGGAGAACACGACTCAGGAGCTTTGGCGCCAGCTTTTCTTTAACTATGCGGTCCCTGGGGCTACGCAGTCGGTTACCTTACAGCTCATCCCAGACTATGGTTCAAGCATCTATGCCGAGCGGTCGAGTTACCTTGATGCGTTTCAAAAGCGGGTCCAGTTCGGTATTTCGAGTCGTTCGCTTTCGGTGAAAAGCATTTTAAAGTCGAGTCAGCAAATCCGATTTAACGGGTATGCCCTTGAGTCGCGATTTTTAAGGCGGGTTTGATGAAAATACGGAATTGGTGGAACATCATACAGATAAGCGACGAAGAGGAGCGGTCTCGGGCTACGACCTTGTTTTTAAAGGACCTATATAACATCCTAAACAAGGGTTTCACGCTCGACGACAACGCGAAAGGGGCTTTAATTGAAGTCAGCTTCACGGCGACCAACACCGACACGCAGATCCGCCACCAGCTTGATTTCGTCCCGTCAAACTATCTCGTTTGTGGGTCCTCAGTGGCGATGCAGGTTTATGATGGCTCGGCCACAGCCGACAAAACATACGTTTATTTGCGATCGACCGCGATCGGAACCGCTAGGGTTTTCATTTTCTAAGGAGTAACGCGTGGGTGGGATTAAAATTAAAGCACCTAAAATTCGGGTTCCGACGGTCAAGCAAATATTTAAGGACCCGGTGAAGTCGCTGGCTCAGGTGTTGCCGTACGCAATCGCAATCGGTCCTGGCGGATTGGTCGCCTCAAACGTAGTCAAAAAGTTCACTGACCAAGCAACGGCCAAACTGCCAGACGTTCCATATTTCGCCGAACCGCGCCAAGCTCAAGAGGCTTTAGTGAAGGGTCAGTTAGGGGCGGCGGAGAAGTTTTCGGCTGGGCTTGGTGATCGCCTGCGCGGGGAAATGGAATCTGAGCGTTTAGGCCTGGCGGATGAGGTCGGCGAGGCACAACGTCAGGCGCGTGCAGGCGCTTCAGCACGCGGCATGCTTTATTCTGGTCAACGCATGAAGGCTGAGGGCGACATTGCCAACGAGGCGGCTAATAGGCTTGCCCAGGCCCGCAGCCAAGCGATTCAGCGGGCTATGGGGCAAGAACAGGCCATGTTTGCTCAGCCGCTCCAAAGTCGAGCTAATATTGCAGAAACGGCCATGAACCAACAGGGTCTTTTAGATAGGTACAAGCAAGAAACCGAGAGCCAGAGAGCTAGGTTGTTGCAGGCAGGAATGGCATCGGTTGGCACCGGATTGGGTGAGGGTTTGGGCAATCTTGCCTCTGGCAAGCGATTTAGGGGTTAATATGTTTTCAAAGCAGCAACTAAATCAGGTCAAGGGTTTGGTCGGCAACGTCGGTGGGGACCCGAAGAAATTTGGAGATTTTTTGGCAGTGGCCCCAGCCGTCGCCAATTTGCCACAAGGGGTAGGAGATAAGCTCCGCCCAGCGATTGAAACCAAGCCCGAGGAGTTTGGCTTTAAGGGTGTCGCTCAAGCCAAGGACCCGCTTATGGAGTTCTTGAATCGTGGGGCGAGGGAAACGCCAGAGGCACTAGAAAGGCGCTACGGTGAATTGTTTGGCGGCAATGAGCAATTTGGTTTTAAGGGTCCTAGCAGCATGGGCATGGACGCTGCGTCAACTGGCGCACTTCGAGGCAAGTTACAGTCAAACTTAGGCAAAAGCCTTGGTCGCACGCGTGGTGCATTGCTTCGGCAAGCGCCGATTGATTTTGGTCAACGGCAGCAAGTTTACCAGGGTTTGGCGGACGCAAACGTGCGGCGAGTGATGGGCATAGAAGCCCAGGCTCAGGCTGCACGCGAGGCGGCGAAGCAGAAGCGTTCGGCGCTAACGTCTAGCCTATTTGGTTTAGGTGGTGCGGCGGCGGGTGGTGCGATCGCTGGACCGGTTGGCGCGGGAATCGGAATGGGCGTTGGTCAAACGCTTGGGGGGTTATAATGCCTGACTACGCGGATATTGCATTGGGTCTTTTAGGTGGTCTCGGCGAGGGAGTTAAATCTTATTCTCAGACGATGAAGGCAAACCGAGCTTTGGATGCAGAAATGGCGGCTAAGGGGATGAAATATGACCCTTCGAGCAATCAGTACGTCGTTGATGCAGAGGCAGAGGCAAAAAAACGCAAAGAAAAACAGCTTGAACAGCAGTTAAAGGCCAAATTAGAGGGATATGATTTAACATTTAAACCAGATTCGATGGAAATTGAGTCTTATGTTCCAAACAAAGAATATTGGCAACAAAAAGAGCGTATAGAGCAAGCAAAAGCAGCAAACAACCCCCTAACTGCTATAAATGCCGCAATAAAAGCTAGAGAATTAAAGCAACCATCGCTGACTCCAGGTCAAGAGGCTTTAGATAAAGAATTTGCGAAGCAAATTGTTGAATGGGATCAAATGGGCGGGTTTGCTGGTGCAGAAAAGAACTTTGCTAGATTAACCGGCGCTTTGCAAAAGATGTCCTCGGGACAGGTAACAACTGGAAAGGGACGCGGCTTGATACCAAAATCAATTCGCGATGCCGCGATGCCGGAGCTTTCGGCAGTTCAAGAGGATATCGAGTCAGCGGTGCAGAACACTATGCGGGCAACACTTGGCCCCGGATTTACCGAAAAAGAGGGTGTGGCTATTTTGAATAGAGCTTTCAACCCAAACCTAAGCACCGAGGAGAATGTGCGACGGGCTCAACTCGTAATGAACGAGCTGCGCTCTATTGCGCAAGCTAAAAACGAAGCCAGCAAATACTTTAAAAAATTTGGCACATTACAAGGCTTCTCTGGTCCAACTGACTTTTATTTGCCGGTAGAGCGAATTGATGAGGTTTTAGAAAAAGATAGGGCATTTCAAGCTAGTGGTGCCGAATCAAAGGGCCTTTTGCAACCAAGTGTCGGCGCGGAGAATGAAATAAAAGAATGGCAGGGAAAACGCTACGAGCGCGTCGGCGACGAATGGGTCGAGGTGAAGTAATGGCTGAGCGGTTTAAAGTTGGCCAAGCGCCTTGGGATCAGCAAGCAGCGCCTTCAAAATTCAAGGTTGGCCAGGCGCCGTGGGAGTTGGCCGAAACCAAAAAACCATCATCAGGCGTAGGGCCAGCTCAAACAGCGCTCGAGGCGTTTGGCGACGTGGCTACTTTTGGTTATTTACCGCAACTTCAAGCCGCGGCAGAAAAGGTAACCACACCGATTTTTGAAAAGCTCACCGGCCAGGATGTACCTGAATCAACTTACGTGGCAGAGCGAGACGCTGCCCGAAAGCGAATGGAGCTCGCTCAAGAGGCAAACCCGAAGGCGGCGATGCTCGGAACTGGAGCTGGGATCGTAACAAGCGCCTTGGCAACTCCTGGACCATCGATGGCCAAGGGCTTGCTTGGTGCGGCTCAGCGCGGGGCCTTAACTGGCGCGGCATACGGCGCCATTCAAAACCCTGGTGATGTTGTTGGCGAAGTCAGCCCACTTCAGCTCGAGGAACGCATTTCCGGGGCCAAACGC